CTCACGCATTGGATCAACGCCCGCAGGAAGCGCAGGCAGCGCCGCCCAATTCCCTGTGCGAGCATTCGACGTGATGCCAACATGGAAGATAAGCGCCATTAGGAAACTCCTCGCGGTCCGTAGTCCGTCGAGCTGTAGGACACGACGTAAATGTATCCGGTGTCGGTCGACGTTCCGTTTGTATTGTCTCGCACGGTGATCGAGTTGTAATTAACGACGCCGAGATCGATGCCACGGGTAGTGTCAACGTAAACCTCTCCGCGATCCGCGAGTGCTTGCCCTGCGGTGCAATCACCGACTCGGAAAGCCGCAGCGACGCGCGGTAAAGCGTTATTCGTGGCCTTCAAAATGACTCGGCGCATTGGGTCAACACCCGCAGGAAGCGCAGGCAAGGTGACCCAGTTTGCAGAAATACCGTTGAAAAATTTGGGTGTGTGGAATATGCAAGCCATGAAAATCCCCGCGTCAGCAAAGAGTGCGAATTAGGTAACCGGAGCAGATATGCACAGGCACGCCACTGTGCGAAACCTCAAGCGAGTAGTGCCACACAGCCTCTGTGGTGCTCACGAGATTCAACGCTGTGTTGATCGTCACGAGATTGATCGTGATTATGCCAGAGTTTCCCGGCACGACACCAGTTGACTCGGTCGCGGTATGGCTCGGGCTCGCGTTCGGTGCGACGCCGTTTCGCCATATGCGCATCGTCGCTGCGTTGCCTGTAAGGTTGTGATGGGTCGTTTCGAGCAAGTACTTGCCGACGTCCGCGGTGAACGTTTCGGGCGTGCCCGGCGCAAGCGCTGAGTAGGTGATGTTGAGCGTTCTCACGTGCAGTCTCCATCGATGGCTTGCGTGTTGACGATCACCCACCGAAGCAAGCCGTCGGACTGCCGCATCGGTGTGAGCAATACGTACGTACCCACGGGAATCGGTTGCGGCACGAACGTGCCGGGAAGGACGGCGCCGATGCCGTACGCGTAGAACGGGTGCCCGCTGCGGTTGCTCAGTTCGCTGATGCTGATGGCAGACGCCTGCAAGCCGCCCGTCTTGACGCTCGCGCCCGTCGGCGTCGAAGTGTTGAGGATGGCTTCGGTCCAATCGTAGGTCCAACGGTAATACAACGCGCTTAGCACGCTGTAACTGGTGATCACGCCGAGCACGAACGTACGCGGTTCATACGAAGGCCGCACGCTCGACACGCGGTCAAGATCGCTTTGGTTGCGTTGGAGGTTGACAGCGTCGTTGCGGTTCATGTTCCACAAACCCACCAGCCATCTTCCACGTACGACTTCAACGCGGTATCGCCAGAGTAAATGTTGTTGAAGTCGGTAGCGGTGCGCGGAAGACGCATCCACTTGACCTCAGACAACTGGCCGCCCGTAGTCATCTTCGGCCGGCCATCGGCGTCAACCGTCGCCACCTGTGAGAAGTGGAAGAACTTGTCGTACAGGAACTCGAAGACAACTTCGTAGAACTCGCTTCCTTGCTCTTTCTCGAGGTTCACGCCTTCGCAGATGAGCGAGTACGCGGGAAAGCCGCAGAACGTGGCGTTGTTCGTCGTGTTGGCGTAGTTGGTCAACGTCGTAGCCGCAGTGTCGAGCGCCACAACGCTCGCGTCTTGGGTTGCACGCAAGCGAATGCGAACTTGACCGATTTGCACACTCTCGAAGCCGTCAGCGCCCGTCACCGACGTTCCGCCGATGTCTCCTGTGCTGTTGCTTGCCGTGTTCGGCGGACTTGTCGTCCAACTCATCCGATGCAACTTGAGGTTGCGCGATGCGGTCACAAACGAGAACTGCGCCGGCAGCATCGTGATAGGCGTCGTCGTCGAGCACGGCGAGATGACGTACTTCGTGCGGAAACTGATTTGAGCATCTACAGCCTTGCCACCTTCGAGCAAGCGCACCGTGACCGATCGCGCACGGCAGAACTGGTGCCACGAACCGAGCGCGCCGTACGCGTCGTAGTCCACGATCGGCAACGCGCCGTCAGTGACCATGGCTTCGTACTCAGTCACGGCATTGATTGAGCCGCCGTTTTGCTTCTGAATGATGCGCGAAACAATGATCTCGCTTTCTGCACCGAGCGCAGCAACGCGCTGATCGAGTACGCGATCGTTCCACGAATAAACGGTTCCTGCTCCGCTCATGACATCACCTGTACCAGTTTGGTAAGCACCGTGCTGTTTTGAATCATCCACGCGCCGATGGCGTCGGCCATTCCACCACGTCCCTCGGCCATGTCAATCCGCTGTTGTTCAGCCATGCGCTGTTGGATCTGCGCTGCGCCCGCTTCGTTTGCCACACTCAGCGCCATCTCGTTGCGGATTTGCTCGAGCGACTTACCGCTAAGGAACGCGCCCAGTCCCGCGCCCGCGATCGTGGCGCCCTCTTGCATTTGCTGAGCCCACGTGACTGCGCCGCCCGCACGGCCCGTGTTCACGTCGGCGCTGCCGCCGATGAAGCCAGCCATGAAGCCCTTCCCCTTCGTGCTTGCGATTTGCTTTTCCATGATCGCAAGCCGTTCGAGGATCACGCTGTTGGCGGCAACGGTTTGCTCGCCAGTTGTCTTGAACTTCGCGAGCGCTTCGCTGGCGCCCTTCGTGGCGTTGTTCATGGTCTCCATGATTTGTCCGGCCACGATGAGCGGCGACAACGCGCCCGCGATCGCTATACCCGCGGTGCCGGCTGCGCCCGCGACGCCGCCAATCGCACCGAATCCACCGAGCGAGAGCGCGGACTGTGCGCCCGCTTTGAGCACGCCTTGCGCTGCGCTTGGCGCTCCGCTGACTTTCTCCATGCGCTTGGCCGACGCTTTGATTTTGGCTTCGGTTGCCTTCAATCCGGCATCGACGCCTTCGGTCGTAACGACAACGGGAACGTGTACTTTCGGAAGACTAGCCACGTGGTAACTCCTGTAGTGCTTCCTTCACCGACTCGTTGACGTAGTGCACGATGCTGTTTTGGTGCTTCTGTCCCGCGCGCGTGATGTAAAGCCGCCGATAGATGCGGGTGCCGAGTGAAGCGGCGTTCTTCTTCAATCCGAGGCGCCAGCCGCGGCGCTGCGAGAACGGCACGATCCGTGCGTTCTTGTTGCCCTTCCATTTGCGCACGAGTTTCGGCGGCGGCTTCGATCCGACTTGACCGTCACTTGTGAGCGTCAATCCCTTGCGCACTGGACGCCAGCCCTGATCGTAGAAGTGCGAGCGCTTACCGACGCGGTTGCCATCCTTGCGGACTCCGACGCCGGCCCAAATGATCCCCTTGCGGTAGGTCTTGGTCTTGACTGCGATATCTCGTTTGGTGCGCTTCGCCTTCGGCAGCGCCAGCGCTTTCATCGTGCGCTTGACCGCGTCGCCCCAGTTGCGCAGTCCCTTGCGCACGATCTTCTTTCGCATCTTCTTGGGAAGTTCCGACGCGATCGCTGCGATCTTCTCCAGATCCTCTTTCGAGGGTCGGAACTGGATCTTGAATCCGGCTCGTTTTGCGGCGGTCGAGTTCACGTCGGATGCCGTCCCAATCGGGGATATCCATTTCCACGTTCAGCGCTGCAACGCTCAACGTAGCGAGGTCGGTGCTCGTTAGTGAGAACGCCACACGTAGCACCCGACGTGCGGCGTCAGTTAGTCCCGGCCTTCGGCGTAGAGCCGCTCCACCAGCGCTGAAATCTTCTGCACCGTGAACGCGTCGGCGTTGAGCGCTTCGTCCACGCTCGCAAACACTGGTGCGCCATTCTCGACGAGATGCCGAGCAACCATCCACGCGGAAAGTCGCTCAGGGGTCTTCGTTGAGACGTCGAGCGCTTCGATGAGATCGAGCGCCGAAGGTCGGCGCAGCTCGACGGCGACGCCGTTAGGGAGCGTGCCGTGCCAGTTCTTGAGAGTGAGTGCGTCTCGAATGCTCATGCGATCGTGATCGTGCCGGTGTATTGAATGGTGAAGTTCGCGCGGATGACTTCGTTCGTTGAAGCCGTTGCGCTAAACGATTGAACAAACGCCTGGCCGCTGTAGGTCATGCCAGTGGAAAGCGTGATAAGCGCCGTTGCGCTTCCGCTTCCGCTGTTGATCGCGGTTTCGATCGCAGCCATAGCCGTACTGCCTTGGTCATAGAACATGTCGATGGTAGCGGTGCAGCCGCGGTTGCCGACAATGTACGTGCGCGGGCCCGTTGCAATGTCGGTCGTGTCGATCATTGTCGCATCGTATTGAATCGACACAGTGCCGAGCCCGTTTACTGCGGTTCCGGCCCAACTGAAAGACGCGAGCGCCGATGAAAGTGCTGCCATGGGTTATTCCTTGTAGTGAATCGTGATCGTGTTCGAGACTTCGGCGGGTTGCTGTTCGTCGCCTTCGCCGACGCTCGCAGCGTCAATGGTGTAGCCGTCGAACATCACCGCGGTGAATTCGAGCCCGTTGTACGTGCCTGTATCGCACGCGCTCGGAACGAACGCCGCAATATCGAGCGCCGCGTCAGTCGTCGTCGCGATCACGCGAACGTCAACGACGGCTTGCCAGTAGAGCGCTACGGCGCTGCGCTCGTTGCTGGTCACTTCGTACGTGATCGCCGGCAACGCGCTGAGTTGTGGCCTAAAGCCGTGCGCGATCGGATACGCAGCGAGTTGCGGCGTACCGTCGAGCATGTTGCGGATGGCGGCTTCGAGGCTCATACAACCTCCTCGGCTTCGATCACGGCGACCATGTCGCGTTCATCGAGGTTCGTGATGCCAGCGATACGGAACGTGCGACCACGAACAACGAGCCGGAACGTTTCGTCGATGCCCCACTTTTGCAGCGAGTTCCAACGGCATCGGATCTCGGCACGCCTCACCGTTGCGACGCCGTCGGCGTATTGTTGCTCGGCTGCCGAGTCGGTGCGGAGATCCACCCACAACGGAGGGTTGCCCGGTGCTGCCGCAGTGAGATCGTTGAACGTGCCGATGCGCTGCCCGAGATCGTCGGTGGTGCCGCTCGGTTGCAGCACCGATGCGGGGAAGCGAAGTCGGCCGCTGCCGATCATCGGAGCGCCCCACGCGCGCTGTACGCGTTCAGGATGTACTTGAGCGATAGCGGCACTTCGGCGAGCGAAGCCACCGAGGTTGCATCGGGGTTGGCGTACCACGCGCCCACGAGCCCCACAATTGCTTGCTGCAACGCGTGCGGCACCTGCACGTAGCCTGCCTCATAGGTCACGGTCGGATAGGTGCCTTC